GACATGGGCTAACAACGGGATGATGGGATACTTCCGATCAGCCTGTTATAATACTCTTGTTGATGGTAACAAGCTGGCCTATGTGTATGGTCGTCACTCCAAGAACTTCTCTGTCACCAGCTTTGCTGGTAAGATCAGGGCTGCATCTGACTTCATTGCCAACGATGGTATGGATCAGATGAAAGTGTGGTATAATACTTCTATTGATAGAGATCAGGCTATCAGTTTATTTAGCAACACGTTGGCAAAAAGCACAGACAACGTGACCAAAGCGCATCGCCCCAACAAAGTAATGCTATCCACCCTGATGAAAACCTTTGACGAAGAGAACCGTCACCTCATTGGACGGGGTAACTACGAAGGGTACAGCAAGCAGACTAAAGGCACCCTATGGACTGCATATCAGGCAGCTACCGCATGGTCTACCCATGTACCCAAAGCTAACACCCGTGTACTGCGTGAAGATAAGGTGCGTAAGATGATGGTCTCACCACATTGGAAACAATTGGAGATGGTATAATGTCAAAGAGGGCTGACAACAAGTACGACCCGACACTTAATCGGTTCAAGAAGCGTACATCAATAGGGGCGGGAACTCTTTCCCGTCCCAACAATAAACATAAGAGACGTAGCTGGAAAAAATATAAAGGACAAGGGAGGTAATTATGGATATAATAATATTTATAATAGACTTAGTACTAATAGGAGTAATTTAATGTCTTATATTATTACACAAGCACAAGAAGATATTGTAGAAGACGTATCTGATATTGATTTAATGATTGACGAAGCAGAAGAAATAGTGTATACTTTCAAATCTTACGAAGAAGCATCAGCATATCTTATGTGTCATGGTATTAGAGAATTATCTGGAGGCTTTCCTTTTAATATTAAAATAGAAAGATTACAATGAAATACTATAAAGTAATATTAATTAGTACTTTTCTTATACTATTATCTACTATAGTTTCTCAAACTAAAGCTGATAATCTTTCTTGTCTTGCTGAAGCTGTTTACTTTGAGGCAAGATCAGAATCTTTCATAGCCCAACTGGCAGTAGCGAATGTTATACTGGAGCGTGTAGCCTCAGAGAGATACGCCAATGATGTTTGTTCTGTTGTCAGGCAGGGCAGGACATGGAAGGGTAAGCCTGTACGAAACAAGTGTCACTTCTCCTACTGGTGTGATGGTAAGCCAGAAACAATTGCCAACGTAGATGCCTATGCTGAGTCAGTCAGTGCAGCAGAGCTTGCCATGCAGGGAGTTATACTTGCTCATACAGAAGGAGCAACGCATTACCATGCCTCATATGTAGTACCGTACTGGGCATTAGATGAAAGGTTTTCTGTGGTGGGACAGATAGGTAATCATGTTTTTTATATTGACAATAGCCAGTGACAGGAGTATAATATGCCTGAACAAAAAGGATTAAAATCAGCATGGGAGATACTTAATACTAATATTAAAACCCTAAGAAAAAGAGTAGAAGAACAGGAAAAAACAATAGATAGTTTAAGAAAAGAACTAGCAAAAGAAAAACAAACAAACTATAATACCGGATGGGTTGAACACGATGACAAAAATTTATGACTTTGATTGGCATAGATTAGAAAGAGAAGATGTTCTGAGAAAATCTTTAGGGTATGATAAAGAACTATGGTCCCTAATCAAAGAATCAGGATACGATGTTACAGACGAAGAAGAACGTAATGAATTTTTTAAAGACTTAGAGGATTTAGATTGAGATGGCTAAGAATCTGTGGCAGAAGGAACGTAGTGGAATGCTACGTGATCTTATAAGAGAGTACGTTGATGATGGCTACGATTATAGAGAAGCCAAGCAACTTGCAAAGAAAGAAGTGGAACATATCATGGAGGACAGGGTGAGTTTCGTAAATGATTTATGGGAGGACAGTTTTGATGACGGTTAATCTTATAGATCATATGGGAAATGATTTATCTGTGGTCAATGCAGCAAGGGTATCTTTCCAGAAAGAAACTGATTGGGATACTATTCCCTTTGCAGGTAAGACAGAGGGGATTCTTAAAGATAAAGATGTTGGCCTGATAAAGTATCTTGCAAAGCATAATCACTGGACTCCGTTTGGTCATGGCTCTGCACAGTTTAGGATCAAAGCTCCTGTCTTTGTAGCCCGTCAGCTTATGAAGCATCAGGTTGGTCTGGTCTGGAATGAAGTTAGCCGTAGGTATGTAAAAGATATACCAGACATATGGTCACCAAGCTACTGGAGACAGGCTGCTGATGATGTGAAGCAAGGCTCCTCACATGAAGAAGTACAATCACAGACTATTATAGATCACATGTACATAGACGCCTCTCGCCATTGTTTAGATGCGTACAAAGCCATGCTGGATATGGGTGTCTGTGCAGAGCAAGCAAGATCTGTTCTGCCACAAAGTATGTTGACAGAGTGGTACTGGTCTGGTACACTTATGGCGTTTGCACGGGTGTATAATCTACGCACTACCAGAGATGCTCAACTAGAAACTAAAGAAGTAACAATAGAAATTGGAAAACATATGAGAGACTTATTCCCTGAATCGTGGGCAGCATTATGTGGAAGCTAATACTTAAAAAGGAAATAGGAGATGTGGAAATTAATTCTTACCCTACTAAGAAGGAAGCACAAGAAGAGCTTGCCAACAGGGAACAACTCACTCTGCATCTTACCGGAGACTCTACACGAGGAATTTATGAAATCCAAAAAGGATAGACCTATGGAAGTCTTAATAGAAATATATAAACCAAAAGGCAGAGGAGATATACAGACATCTTTTAAAGCAGCTTGGCGTGGTCTTGAACGAGTAGACCAGATAGAAAGTTTAGTATCAATAGAAAAGGAAATATCTGCACATAGAAGAGAATTATGCAAAGAACTTATGGACCTTAGCAAAGGAAAGTGGTAGAATGCAAACAAGAACATCTGCTGACATGGGACCATGCGAGAGGTGTGGTTCCAAAGATAACAAAGCAACATATCCTGATGGACATACATGGTGCTTTGGGTGTAAAACTTATGGAGCAAGTGAGGAAGACATGCAAACTGAACAGAAGATAGTTCCTATGAATAATCAGAACAAGAAAGACTTCAAGTATTCAGACATCTCTGATCGAAAGATTAGTCTTGATACCTGTAAAAAGTATAGCGTACCTGTTACCAAGGAAGGTAACATGGTGACACAACATATGTATAAGTATTACAATGATGCTGGCGAACACATGGCATCTAAGTTCAGGCGTACTAACGATAAAACTTTCTGGTCTGAGGGTGACCTAAAGAACTGTGGCTTGTTTGGTCAAAACCTTTTCAATCAGGGTGGTAAGTTTATCACTGTGTGCGAGGGCGAGCTTGATGCTATGAGTGCATACGAACTGATGGGATCTAAGTGGCCTTCAGTATCTCTGAAAAATGGGGCAGCGTCTGCACTGAACAACTGTAAACAGGCTCTTCGTTACTTGAGTAAGTTTGATACTATAGTATTATGTTTTGATAATGATGAGCCGGGAAGGGCAGCAGCGCAGGAAGTAGCTAAGTTGTTTGAACCTAATAAGTGTAAGATCGTTGATCTTGAACTGAAGGATGCAAACGAATACCTCAAGACAGGTCAGCGTCAGAAGTTTACTGAGGCGTGGTGGAACTCTCGTACCTATACTCCAGCAGGTATCATTAACCTTGCTGATCTTGGGCGTAGCCTCTACGAAGAAACACACAACGAGACTTGTCCCTACCCTTGGTCTGGCATGAACGACAAGACGTATGGTATCAGGACCGGAGAGCTTATCACATTTACCAGTGGTGCAGGAATGGGTAAGTCCAGTGTGATGCGTGAGCTTATGTATCATATCATGCACAATACCAAAGACAACATTGGTGTGCTTGCTATGGAAGAGAACACGAAGCAGACTGCGTTTAATCTTATGAGTGTTGAAGCTAATGCTAGACTGTATATCAAGGAGATTCGTGACCAGTACACGCAGGAACAGTTGGATGATTGGCAAGCCAAGACGATTGACTCTGGCAGGTTCTTTGCCTTTGATCACTTTGGCAGCGTCAGCAACGATGAGATACTAGATCGTGTCAGGTATATGGCAAAGGGTTTGGACTGCAAGTGGGTTTTTCTTGATCACCTCTCTATTCTTGTGTCTGGACAGGAGGACAACGGAGACGAGCGTAAGTCTATTGATATCCTGATGACCAAGCTTCGCTCTCTTGTTGAGGAGACAGGCATTGCACTGATGCTGGTTAGTCATCTACGTAGGCCATCAGGTGACAACGGTCATGAGAATGGCAGGGAAGTTACTCTCTCGCATCTTCGTGGCTCTGCATCTATTGCACATCTTTCTGATGCAGTGATTGCACTGGAGCGTAACCAACAGGCAGACGATCCCATCGAAGCTAACACGACATCTATTCGTATTATCAAGAACAGGTATACGGGAGACACTGGTATAGCCTGTCATCTTTACTACGATAGTACTACCGGACGCATGACACAGATCGATAACCCATTCATGGAGAATGACAATGACGGTTAAGAAAAAGTTTGATAAAAGTTTATACGATATTGCTGACAAGGCTGCTAAAGAAGCTATGGTTACGTGGCTAAAAGAACACGATCACACCAACATTGATACTAATGAAACAACTTACTTTGATATTGTTTCAATAGTAGATGAAGGACTTCCACGACACCTCTATGAGGTTGAAGTTAAATATTCTTGGAAGACAGATACGTGGCCTAATAATTGGGAAGAACTACGTATCCCCTTTCGTAAGCAGAGACTTCTTGACAAGTGGAAGAAGGAATGCTATAATGACTTACTTACATTCGTAGTCTTTAATCATGACTGTACAATGGCATGGCACGTTGATGGTAATACATTATTTGACTGCGAAGTAAAAGAAGTTTCTAATCGTAATATAAGAAAGGGCGAACAATTCTTTCACATTCCTGTATCACAAGCCTACCTAGTGGATATGACAAATGAAAGCAGTGGTGGACATTGAGACTGATAGTCTTAACGCAAAAGAAATACACTGTATCGTAGCTAAGGAGTACGATACAGGAAAGACTCGGCAGTGGGTGCAGGGTGAGTGTGGTGAGTTCAGGGAGTGGTCAAAGCGTATTGATACTTTTATTATGCATAATGGTATCAGCTTTGACGCTCCCGTTCTCAACAGGCTTACTGGTTCTGATATAAAGCTTGATCAGATACGTGACACGCTGATTGAATCTCAACTGTATAATCCTGTACGTGATGGTGGTCATTCTCTTGAGGCTTGGGGCAAACGTCTACGCTCTGAGAAGATAGAACACAATGACTACAGATACTATACTCCTGAGATGTTGGAGTATTGTAAGCAGGATGTTAATGTAACGCAGAAACTTGCTGTTGCTCTAGAAAAAGAAGGTTCTGATTTCTCTAGCACATCATACGATCTAGAACGAAAAGTTCGTAGCATCGTAGACCTCCAACAGGAGAATGGATTTGCTTTTGATATAAGAAAAGGAATGATGCTTGAAGCTAACCTTCTAGATGAGTTATACAAGCTAGAAGAAAAAGCACATGACATGTTTCCTCCTGATGTAATAGAAAGAGAATCTGAAAAGACAGGTAAAAAGCTTAAAGATAAAGTAGTAGAGTTTAATATAGCAAGCCGTATTCATATTGCTGATCGTCTAGAAAGAATGGGTGTAAAATTTACCAAGCGTACCGAAACAGATAGAGCAGTTATAAACGAATCAGTGTTGGATAAAATTGATCTGCCAGAAGCACAAATGTTCTCTCGTTACTTTCTTTTACAGAAACGTACAGGACTTCTCAAGTCTTGGATACAAGCTTGCTCTGATGAAGACAGGGTACATGGTAGAGTGCTTACTCTAAAGACTATTACTGGCCGTATGGCACACTACAAGCCTAACATGGCACAAGTTCCTGCTGTGTACAGCCCCTATGGTAAAGAGTGTAGGGAACTGTGGACGGTATCTAACACAGAGACGCATCAGCTAGTCGGTACTGATGCCAGTGGTCTTGAACTACGTTGTCTTGCACACTACATGGATGATGACAACTTCACCAATGAAGTTCTGACAGGTGACGTTCACACTGCCAACCAGAAGGCTGCTGGACTACAGACCAGAGATCAGGCAAAGACATTTATCTATGCTTTTCTATACGGTGCTGGCCCCGGCAAGATAGGAACTGTTGTTGGAGGAGCGTGGGCAGAGGGGGAACAACTGATTGAAAAGTTTTTGAAGAACATGCCATACCTTAACAGACTACGAAAGACTGTCACTGAGGCAGCTAAGTCTGGCAGGATCACGGGACTTGATGGCAGGAAGCTACATATCCGACACGAACATGCAGCCCTTAACACTCTGCTTCAGGGTGCCGGTGCAGTGGTATGCAAGCGTTGGCTTGTTGAGATGGACAGAATGATCTGGGAGCATGGCCTTGATGCCAAGCTTGTTGCTTCGGTACATGATGAGTATCAGTTTGAGGTAGCCAAGCCAGACATAGAAAGCTTTACCAAGATAACAAAAGACTCCATAA